CTCGGCTTCCAGCTCTTTGCCCTGGCGCATGCGGGCATTGCTGTAGCGTTCCTGCGGCTCGCCGGTTATCCGCTCGGCCGCCAGGCGCATCAGGTAGCCCCTGCGGACCAGGCCCTTGCCTTTCGCCATCACGTCGGCGAATTCCGACGCTGTCGGCAGCCCGAGCCTGGCCTGGACCCACTCAGGGCTGCCCTGGGGCATGGTCAGGATCTCGATCACTGGCGGATCAGCTCCAGGGCCAGCTTGCGGATCAGATGGTCGCGATATCTCCCATCGAGCACGGTGTGCCCGGTGACGACCGCAAGCAGCATCGACAGCTCCTCGAAATCAAAGAGCGGCGGCGCCGGCTGCAGCGGCAGCATCTGCTGCTGCGCCTCCCAGGTCTCGCCTGCATCGGCCAGGACGCCCTTGGCGGCGTTGACCGCAACCAGCGGCACCTTGCCGGTCTTTTTCCAGAACGCGATGCCGTTGCTGCTGCGGTAGCCGAGCGTGCGCAGCACCTCGGTCTGGTTGGTCTCGTATTTCTGCATGATTTGCTGCAGCAGCGGCTCGAACAGCTCGTAATCGACCCGCTGCGTGCTGTGCTTGCCCCTCATCGTTTTTGCTCCCGGTTGCGAATGGCGTCGCGCAGCGCCTGCTCGGCGTACTTGAACCGGCGCGCCGGGAGCTGGTCGAGGCTGGGCACCTTGAGGTGCTCGCAGAAGCGGGCCAGGTCGATCTTGCCGGCCTCGATCAGCTTGGTCAGCGCCTCGACCTCGCCCTCGCTGAGCAGCTTGGTGCCGCCGGCCTGGCCGTCGTCGTCGCCGCCGCGGCTGGTCAGATTCAAGAGCGCCCTGGCCGTGTAGCGCATGCCGTAGCTGGTGCTGCTGCCGTAGGCCTGGACTGTGTTCTTGCTGCCGGTCGTATCCAGCGGCAGCGGGATCGTGGTCTCCTCGACATGGCCGCCGCGGTGCGCCAGCTTGCCGGTGACGGTCAGCCTGCCGTCGTCGAGCTTGCCGATCGCGAAGGTGAGCGCGAAGCCGTGCTCAGCCAGGATCGGCTTGATCTCGCGCTGAACGTCCTCCCACAGCGCGTATGTGCTCTGCACCTGGCCCTGCTTGTCGAGGATCTCGCCGTGTTCCTCGATCTCCGGCAGCAGCGGCTGCATTACCGCCAGGGCCGCGGTGTAGGCCGCGTGCGCGTCGCGGGCCTGGCTGCGCTCGTACAGCGCGACCAGCCGCTCTAATTTGTCGACATCGGTATTGGGATCGCTCGCGGCCCGGCTGATCACGTCGAGCAGCGTCACCTGGGCGTCTGGCGGCGGCAATTTTACGATCGGCCCTGGCGTCGGGCCGTACGGCAGATCATCGTCGCTCACAGCAGCGCTCCGATCGCGAGCACCGCGCAGGCGAGCAGGACGTAGAGCGAAAGCCCGAGCCAGCTCCTAGCAGGACGCCGTTCTGTCAGCGCGACCGTTGTGAGCAGGTTTGCGAGACCAGCTTGCATTGTCGGCCCTCCCGTTCAGAGGACCGATGTTGCACCCGCCTACGAACCGCCGCAAGCGGTTTATTGATTTATGTTTGGTCGGGTTTACTGAGGTGGCTGCGATACCGGCGCAGGATCTCCTGCATCAGGTCGTCGCGTTCGTTCTGCGGCAGGATGTGAAAACCGCTCATTACGAACTTCTCGTACGATGTCAGGTTGTGCGCGGTGTAAGCCTTGAACGGCCCGATGCCGTTCTCCTCGCTCTTCTGCGCTTTTGGCTGCGGCAATGGCGGCGCGTCGTAATCCGGCGACCGGCACTCAATAATCAGCTTTTCAATATCCTGCGTGTAATACTTCGCCATGCGCTTCAGATGTCCCCAGCTCGTACCACTGCGTCCGTTTTCAACGTTCGATAAATGTGGGCGGCTCATTTCGAGCGCTGCTGCGGCGATCTCTTGGCTGCGCCCAAGTTGTTTTCGGACGGCGCCGAGGTGCTGACCGATCTTGCGTCGTAGCTCCGGTTCGTCTTCCGCCGCCAGAACGTCCAGCGGCACCGTCTGATCCGTTGTCTCCCTGGCTTCCTCGATCACGTTATCGTACCCCTCATGTGTTAAGCAACGTTCGCGTCTTGACATAGATTAATGTTCGTCGATGATCGTAGGCATGACCATCGACGAGCTTGCTGCACGCGCAGGCGGCATCGGCCGGTTGGCTGATATAGCCGGCGTAAAATGGTCGACCGTGTGCGGCTGGAAGCGGACACACCGCGCCCAGGTTCCGGTCCACCATGCCAAAACGATCTCCAAAGCGCTTGATGTTCCACTGCATCTGATCCGGCCCGACATCTGGTCAGCCGAGGGCGAGACCTCGCATTGCGGCCTCGTTAGCGCATAAGCGCCAGGACGGCAAGCAGAATGTAGGGCACAGCAACATACATCATAGGCCTTACACCTTGAGTGTTACAACGCGGTGAAACATAGGTTACAGGGGAGGGTAACCGCCGATGCGCCAGGCCGAGCGTGCCCTCCAGCGAGAGGTTATGTACCGGCTGCGCAGTCCGCGGCTCCCGCTCGATGCAGTCGTCATCGGCTCGCCGAACGGCGTCTGGTTCCCGGCCCGGACGCCAGCCGAGCGTAGTCTCGCTGCCAGGATCATCCATCAGCTCAAGGTGCTCGGTCAGCTCACGCCGGGCGCGCCCGATCTGCTGTTCCTGTGGCGCGGTGGCGGCGGCGGCATCGAGCTGAAGCGGCCGGCCGAACGCCGACTGTTCGATCACCACGCCAAGGGCCGGCTCAGCGACGAGCAGCAAGCCTTTCGCGAGCGCTGCCAGCGCCACGGCGTGCCGTACGCGGTCTGCGAGAGCTGGGCCGAGGTCAGGGATACCCTGATCGAGTGGGGACGCCTGCCGGCCAACTACGTCGATCCCGAAAACCGCATCGGCAGGGTCGCGTGACGTGCCCGGCGACGACGCATACGAGCTGGCGATCGAGCAGTACCTGTTCTGGAAGGGGCAGGATCTCAAGCATTGGGAAATGCTTGCGGCGGTCGGCGTGCGGCTGCCCTGGCCGGTCAGCGCCGAGACCGTGGTCCGTCACCTGGCGCGGGCCGAGAAGGAGCGCGCCCTGGCCGCCGGCATCGCGCGCAAGCTCCGGGTCGCCTGAAATGAAGATCAGGCGCATCGATTGGTATCCCGACGAATGGCTCGCCGGCACGGCCGAGCTGAGCGAGTTCGACCGCGGTGTCTACATCACGATCTGCTGCCTGATCTACAGCCGAGGCGGCCGGATCAACGAGGAGCTGCTGCGCCGCCACTGCCGCGCGCATGGCAACGCCCTCAATGCATCCTTGGCGCGTTTGTGCAGCGCACAGAAAATCGTCAGAAACGGTCCGGAAATCGGTCAGAAACGCTCTGAAAACGAGTTGGAAACGGTTCAGAAACGTCTCGGAAAGCTCTCAGAAAGCGGAACCAAAGGTAACGAAATCAAGAAGATGCGCGCCGCCACCCGTGGTGGCAACGGCCACGCTACTACCACTACCACTACCACTACCAATGATTCAGTAGAGGCTCACGCCTCTACTGCTGCAGGCAGCGACCCGGTGAGGGCAATGTGGGATCGCGGCCTGAAGCTTCTCGGGCCGTCCTCTCGCGCGTTGCTCGGCCGCTCCGTGAAGGAGCACGGTCCGCCTGCCGTCATGGAAGCCATCATCGCCTGCGAGACCGCAGGCGCTGTCGATCCGATTGCGTTTTTCCTTGGATGCCTAAAGGAGCGTGGCAATGGACGGCGACGCCAAGACCCGCATGCTGCCGAGACCGCCGCGTTTGAACGGGTCACAAGACGCGGAACGGCGGCGGCAGATTGGGGCATGGATTGCTAGGCTGATGCTGCACTACTGGACAGCGCAGCAATTGCCAGACACTGCGCGGGCCGCAATCGCCCAGGACTGGGTCGATGACCTGGCTGAGTTCAGTCCCGAGATCGTGGCCGAAGCCTGTACCGCTTGGCGACGCTCACAAACGCGACGACCGACGCCGGCTGACCTGCGAGAATTGTGCGGCTTGGCTCAGCGACGTTCAACGCGGATCGCTTTGCCGCCACCCGAGCGACACGATGCGGCTGCGATCCGCGCCGAAATCCGGCGACAAAAACAGCAGGAATACCGCGAAGCCGCACTCTACCGCGAGCGCATGGCTCACGCTGAAGGCTACGCCGACTTTGCCGCTTGGTACGACCAGCGGGCCGCGCGGTGGAAAACCATTATCGCCGATAGCGCACAGGAAGAACGCGAAAAAGAGGGTGAGGAATGCCCGCTGTAGAAAGCCCGATCGAAGAGCGGTTGGCACGTGGTTTGGTCAAAGTGCTCCGGTTGAAACCAGAGGAAGACTTTTTCGCTCAGCACTGGATTGGGCCTTGGCGGGTGGATTTTCTAATCCCTTTGCCTGACGGTCGAAGACTTGTCGTGGAATGCGACGGTGCGGAGTTTCACGGCGCCCAACAGCAGGCTTATGACGAAGCACGCCAATACGACATTGAGCGGCGTGGGTTTCTAGTCCTGCGGGCTTCCGGTCGCGAGATCAATTACCGGCTGTGGCAAGTGCTCGACCGAATTGCTGCGGTGATGGTCTCGGCAGGACGCGAACCGCCTGCAATCGAGGGCGATGTCTACGGATTGAGCAATCGCGAGTTTGTCAACACCGGGGAGTTTTTGTGATGCCGTACACGCAGGAACAGCACCAGGCGCGCCAGCTCAAGCGCTGGTGCAAGTATCTCGGCTATGCCGATTTCGAGACGTACCTGGCAAGCGGCGGCTCGGTGATCGAGGCGGTCTCGGTACTGCGCAATCTGCACGACAGCATCGGGATGGCGCAGGCGGCTCTGGCACGCTTTCAGGCCCCCATCGCCGCCGATACGCGGCCGGTCCTGGGCGAGCCGGTGATCAACGACCTGCTGCCGCACGAGGGCGATGTCGCTTTGGCCGTCGCCGAGGCCGAGGCGACCGGCGAGCACGATGTCGAGCCTGTCGATCCGCACAACGCGCATGTCCAGGGCGATGACCACGTCGCCTGAGAACGCTCCGACGACCGAGCGCGCCAGGCGCAGCTCGTTCCTATCGGCGCCCGCGATCGGGACCGAGCAGGAGCCGGCTCGAGCTGGTGCTCGGATGTACCGGGCGCTGTCGACGATCGAGCGGCTGCGGCGCGACGGCAGCATCTCGGCGCGCCAGGCCGAGGCCGGTGAGCTGCTGCGGCTTGATTTCGAGCTGGGCGTGGCCGGCGGGCGGGATCGGGTCGGCAGTGGCGGCAGCCCTGGCTGGTACTACGCCGACGCGCGCCTGGCGGCGGTCAAGCGCTACCAGACCGCGATGCAGGCCCTCGGCGCGCACCTCTGGCACTACGTCGTCCCGGTCTGCCTGGGCGTGATCGGCGGCGGCGAGATCTCGATCGCCGCCCTGGCGCGCTCGACCAGGCGCAACCGGCAGGAGCTGATGGGCGTGGTCAAGTTGGGCCTGGACGTGCTCGCCGACCATTACGAGCTGGCACCGGAGGGGCGATGAGAAAGCCGACAGAGGTGCAGGCGCAGTGGCTGCGCCGGATCGCGCGGTCGCCGCTGATGAAGACCTACCAGGCCGATGGCGCGCCGCGGTATTCGCTGCAGAACGGCGCCGCGGTGCCGGCTCCGACCGCAGAGCTGCTGATCCGCAACGGCTGGGTCCACCGCGAGGGCGATGCGCTGCTCGGTCAGGATTCGCAGACCTATCGGGCGCTGAAGCCATGACCGAGCCATTTCGCGGCCGGCCGCTCACCTGCCCGCATGGCCGCTACTGGGCGAGCTGCTGGTGCCGCGTACCGGCGCTGCGGCCGAGGCCTGGCCTGCCGGGAATCAGCGACATGATTCCTGAGCCGTTTACGCCGCAAACGTCGATGTTGCGAGCTGAAGCAGATCAGCGTATCAATGAGATAGGCGGCGCGACCCGCCCCCAGCCAGCAGGCTCCCCAAATGAAATCTAAGTCTCGCGGGATTTTCCCCGGCCGCGGCGCCGCGCCCAATCGGCGCGACCGTGGCAAGGGCGGCGGCTCGGCCGGCAACAGCTCGGGCGGCAGCGGCAATCGTCAGGGCGGCGATGGCTACAAGCTGGGCATGCTCGGATGGCGCAGCTCGCGCCAGGCCGGCGGCCAGTCGATCGCGCAGAAGCAGGTTGACCGGCCCGAGCCGACCGACAAGTCGCTGACCGGCGTCGGCGGCCTCGCCTGGGACAAGAGCGCCGCTGCAGCGATGGAAGAGCCGCGCTACCCGCCGCCGACCTCGAGGAAATGATCCGCTTCGACATGACGCCGCTGCCCGGCACGCAGACGCCCGAGCGCGGCATCCGCTGGCAGGCCAGGTGCGGCGACCATGTTTGCGAGCATCACCTCAACGCGGTGACCGGCCTGGCTAGGCTACTGGTTCAGAGTGGCGTTCCCGAGGCGAGCGTGTCCGTGTTTTATGATGGGAAACAGGGTCTCTGCTACCCGAGCCTCAAATGGCTCGCAGACCACGTTTTGCTCGAGACGCCCGGCGAAGAACTGCAATGGCACAAATACCGCGAGTTCCGCGATTTCGGTGACGCCTATCCGGCGAAAGGGACATAGCCATGGCATTCGTCGGCAAGGTTCCGTCTGCCCGCGCCCGTGCCAAGCGCACTGGTCGCACGCCGCCGGCAGCCAAGGTCGGGCCAAAAGCGGCGATGGCGCTGCAGGCTATTGCCAGCGCCGCTGGTGACGATGAGCCGGTTCCGGCTACCCCAGGTGCGCCGCCTCCGGTACAGGCCGCCCTAGCGGCTCCCAGGGCGCCCGCAGGGGCAACGGACGGCCTCGGCGCCGGTCAGGGCGGCCTGGCGCTGCATCCGAGCGTCAAAGGCCTCAACATTCATGGCCGCGAACCCAGGCACACCAGCAAGACCCGATAACCTGCTGCACGTTCGTCGGTCGCAGCGGCGCGGGTCAAACGCGCCCGAGCATTGGCGGGTGTGGCGCGGCAAGCGGTATGTATCGAGGGTCTTTCGCAGCCGCGAAGAGGCCGAGGCAATGCTGCGGCGCATTGGTGCGGTAGAGCGTGACCCCGGCTGAGCGGACTCGCCGGTATCGCCGCACGCAGCGGCTGCAGCGCGCCCTCGATCGCGCCTTTCGGGCGCTGGGCCTATCGAGTGCGATCCGGCGCTCCCGGTATTGGCAAAAAAAGAGCCGGGTTGCCCCGGCTCGGTAGGTTGGTTGCTGGCTTTGTCGGCTAACGCGCGCTTAGGGCAAAAGGAGCAGTCTCGCAATCTCTGCTAGGGCGCGATGACTGAGCGGCGGCTCGCTCGAGGATGCCCGCCATTGCTGCAGCTTGATCAATTTTACTGCAATTTTGCTGGATTTTGTGGTTTCGCCAGGCGCGGCCTCGATTGCCGCTTTTATCGCCATTGCCATCATGTCCACCTCATCGGCGCCATCCGTGGCTTTGTTTGCGGATGCGGCTTGCAGCGTTTCCAGCGATACGCCGAGCGCCACGGCCATCCTCGTCATTTTGTCGGGGCGCCAACCGTGCGCCGGCACCTCGCTCAAATAGGCTCTGTTGACGCCCGCCTTGGCATAAAGCTGCTGCAATGTCATGCCGCGCTCTTTGCACAAGCGCTGCACCAGCAATTTCAGCGGATTGGCCGGATCTCGCCGCATTCGGGGCGAATGTATACATGTCGATTGTAGGCGAGCGCAACAGATGCACCTGATCCTATTGGTCGCGGCGTTCGTGCTGGCCTTGATCGAGGCGGTATTCGGCAGCCCGCCATCCTGGCCGCGCCCGCCGCATCTGGGCTGGCTGGCTGTTGCCCTGGTATCGCTGTGGCTGATCCTCGCCGGCTGATCAGTTCGGTCGAGCGTGAATGCCGCTACCAGTGGCGCGAGGCTGGGCGGGCGCACCGATGCCGGGTCGCGGCCGACACTTACCTCGACCGCCTGGCGGTGAGGAATGCCCAGCGGGCGGTTCTGGCGGCCCTGGACGCGCTCGAGCAGCTCGATGGGTTATCGCTGCCCAGGATCAGCTAAACGTGCTGTGGCGCGCTCTGAGAGGTGCCTATGAGCGATTTTGCGGTGTTGCTTGAGAACGGCCGGGCCAACACGCCGGTCCCGACCAATACGGCTGCGCCGGTTGTCAGCGGCAGCGGCAAGAACGGCCAGGAGCTGGTGGTAACGACCGGGACATGGAACGGCAACCCGCGCGAGTACGCCTATCAGTGGCGCCAGGCCGGCGTTGCGATCGTGGGCGCGACCGGCAGCAAGTACACGCCAAAGACGGCCGACGTGACGAAGGCGGTTGATTGCATGGTGACGGCGCGCAATCTGGGCGGCGCCGGCTCGCAGGCCTCGAACGCCATCACGATCGCGACGAACCCTTAGCCTCGAGCTGGTCGGCCAACATAGCGCCATGCCTGACCAAGATTTCTATGATTACAGCGGTCAGGCCTCCGCGCCCGCCGCTAACATGCCGCCGATCCCGACACAGGGGTGGAATTACGACTACTACTCGCAGCTACCGCCTGACACGCCGACCCGTGCAGGGGTGCCGTTGGGGTTGCTGACGAGCATGGTTAAGGAATACGAGAGCAACAACAATTATGGTCGGTTGGCGCGCATGCCGCCATCGGTCAGCGCTTATGATTATCCGACCGATCCGAGTGGTCACCCGCTTTGGCCCGGCGTGATGAACCCAGGCTATGGCAGATCGCACGGTGCTGGCGTGGCGCAATGGGAGCCGAAGCTGTGGCATGAGGCCAGCGACGCGCTTGGCATCACGGATTTCAGCCAGCGTTCGCAAGACGCTGCCCTGAACTGGACGGCGGCTTGGTACGGCAGTCAGCCGTGGAGCACGGATCGGCCGCTCAACGTCGCGCTCGACTACGCCCGCCGCACGGGCCAGATGCCGCCGCCTGGCTATGGCTGGCAGCAGCGCTATGCCGGCCGGTGACCATCATGGGCCATCGATCTGTGGGCGCCATGCTGCTCGGGTCGCAATGCCGGCGCCGACGAGCCAACCGAGGGCAGTGAGCACCAGGCTGCGTTCGATCCAGCGCATCACCAGCTCCCGAGGATGCGGCCGATATTGAGGGCGGTGCAGGCGAGGTTGATCACGGTGAGGGCGGCGCCGAGCCAGATGTAGCGGCTGCTGTTGCGGTACATCCGCTGCAGCTCTCGCAGCCTCTCCTCGCTCAATCGCGCAATGCCTGTGCGGCCGAGATCATCGCCTCGCCGAATGCTTCTGCTTCATCTGGCCCGAAGCCGATCCAGTCCAGCTCGATGCCGAAATCGAGCACCACGGTCTTGGCTTTGTGATCGAGCTTGATCGCGATCACCACCTCGCCCTTATCCTTACGGTTCAGCTTGCCGTGCGGAAACTTGCCGGTCGGGCCTAGCATCGGCATCCCTCCTTTGGTCTGGCTTTGCTCCGCTCGCTTTTGCTGAGGCAGCGCTGCAGAATACGGTAGACCTCGACCGCCTCTGACCGGCGCAGCTCGACATCAACGATCTCGTCGGTGCGGTCATCGATGAAGATGACGCGGATGGTTGGCGAGCGCTTGTTCACACCAGCAACATAGCACGGCGCCACACATGCCAGAAGAGCGCACCAAAATCTGCAGCCGCTGCAAACGCGAGCTGCCGCTGAGCGCGTTTCCCTGGATCAAAGAGCGCCGCACCGATAATGGCGGCCTCAACAATCGAGCGGGATACGACAAGCGCTGCCTTGAATGCCGCAACCGCGCCGCACGCGAGAGCTATCGCAGGAACCGTGGGCTAGGTCTGCCAATCTGGGCACAATGGAGACAGCGCAGTGCCCAAGCACGCCGCAATCAGAGCACCTAAACCGCTCACACCACACGACCGACGCGTTCCAATCAATCGCGCGCCCTCGCCGCAAAACCTCATAAACCTCCGTAATCTCATCCAAACCCGAGTTCTCATTACGAGGCTTCAGGATTTTGCCAAGGATGACCCCGATAATCCGCGCTCGGCGCGCTTGACGCGCACACAAGCTATGGTTGGGCTCGCGTTGCTTAGGAAAGTGCTTCCTGACATGCAAGCCCTTGAGATCTCGGGCAATTCCGAGGCGCCGATCACGGTGCAGGTGCTGCGGTTCAGCGATGCGCCGCAGATAGATGGGCAATATCAACAGGTTACGAGCGTTGACCAGCTCGCCCAGGTCGAGGCGAATCCGCGCCTGATCGAGGATGAGCCGACCGCGCCAGATGCTAAGGGAACATCGGCAAAGCGAGGAAAATCAAAGGCTTAAACGCGGCCTTTGACAATGGGACCACCCGGGGCCGGGCGGGGAGAGGCCCCCCGGGTGACCATCCAGGCAGCTAGGGCAAGGGTCGCGGGAAGGCTCAGGCCATATCCTCCCCCCGCAGTAAATCTATCCGATTTTCCCGGTAAAACACTTTTTGTTGCTCAATGTTGCCTAACGTTGGTGGTTAGTAAACAGGATCGCGGCGGCTAGGAAGAGCGCGCTTTACCGAAAGCGCATGGCACGGCCAGCCAGCGACGGCTCAGCCCTCGGGCAGCCGTTGGGTCGTCCCCAGCGTTGCCGCCGCGAACATTCCGTTGACCGCTGTTGCGAGTGGCATCATCATGGGCATCGGCGGCTAGGTCGAGTACCCCCGACCGAACGCGTGGCCGGTCCCCCAGGTCCACCGCGCTGCCGCCGCATCGACTGGCAACTGAAGGGAACTGGCGCCCGACCCGTTTTGCAGCGCGTGCGGGCGCTTTTTTCGAGGCGGCATAGAAGAGGACGCGCAGGAGAGCTTGATGCGCCAGGCCGATGAGCATCTGCGGCAGATCATCGAGGACGTGGTCGCGGGCGAGCTGCTGCTGATTGCGAGCTGGCGCAGTGAGCTTGGGCGCAGGGTCGCTGCCGCGGTGCTGCGCCGGATGGAAGATGACGGCATCTGGCTGTACGACGAGAGCGGCTATATCGGCCATACCAGCGGCTGATGCCTGTGAGCACGGATGGTCGACGCTATACCCGCGACCTTGTCCCGAATGTGAGGAGCAGATGAGCGACGAACCGAGCGAGAAGCAGCGCGAGGTTCGCCGCCGCATCGCCCTGGCGATGTTTATTAACCGAGACATCCCGGATTGGGTGCCCGAGCTGGTCTTGGCCGGCATCGAGCAAGACATGGCCGGGATCAGCCGGCTGTGGGGCGAGCACATCCACAAGCCAGAGGATCTCGACCCGGTCTGCCATCTGCTGTGCGAGGTATTCGGCGAGGCCGCCGTTGGCCGTGTGCTCGACCGCATCGACGAGGAGCCGCTGCATTGAAGCCGGTTGATCCCGACCTGGCACAGCAGCTCAGCGACAGCCTCGCCTGCAGCTCTTTCAACTGCCGCTGGCGCTGGCTGCCGAAATCGGGCGAGGCCGCCGATCCTGTGATCGAATGCACCCGCTGCGGCGCCGGTTTCAAGGCCGAGCACGTCGAATGGCTGCGGGCGCGGACGAGGCTGCCGGGATGAGCCTGTTGTTGAGAGCGCGCTGGCGGGCGACGCTGCACTGGTGGCAGATGGCGCTGCGCTGGCCGCCGCAATTTCACCGGATCTGGCGGATCTACCGCTACGCTGGACTCGACACGCTCGCGATCGGCTGCGAGTGTGGTATCGTCTTTGGCGTCAAGCGATGATCGCCCCTAAATGCCGGATCTGCGGCGCCCGCGAGCACGGTCACGTCTGCCGGGGCGGCACGCCAGCCCAGCGGCTGCAGGAACGAAACAGGCAGCGCCATGAGGCTGCGCTCGCGGCGCCTGACCAGGCGCGCCCTTTTGCGGCTGCTAAGGCAGTGGCGGCGCCGGCAAGGCCATCGACCGCACTCAAAAAACCGGTGCCGGTGATAGCAGACGACATGCAGGAATTTGCGCCGGGACCGGGCGGCCATGATGCCGACGATCCGATCGAACGCGATGAGGACATCGACGACAACACGCCCGATCGCGCGCCGATCGCCGATCAGAAGCTGATGGCGACAAAGCCGGGCGAAGCGGCGAGGCCTAGGCGCTGGCATACCGAAGACGGCGACGACGGCGAGCCGCGCGACGTGCTCGACGCGGTCGCGCCGCGCAAGCCGGCCCGGTTCTATGCCCCCCAGGGCCAGTGCGTGTTCTGCGATCGGCGCCGAGCCGCCGCGCGCAAGAGCATGCAGGCGGTACGCGAGCGCGGCGAAGCGTGAACCATCCGCGCGTCATCTGGCTGCAGCCTTGGTGCGACGAATGCGAGCAGCATGGCGGCAGCGAAGGCCGGCTCTGGTGCCAAGACGATGTTTGGGGCAAGTGCGAGAAATGTGGCCGCAAGGCGATCCGCTATGTCTTTGATGACGTGGTCAAGGCGGTGCAGTGGCTCGAGGGCCGCGGCTATGCGCTGACCGAGAACCACAACTGGCTGCCGCCGAACAACATCACCGAGCCGAGCTCAACCGATCGAGCTGCGGCCGACTATCTCGCCGCCTACAGCGACTACGGCGGCATCATCAAGCTGACGCCGTGCCCGTTCTGCGGCGGCCGGCCGGATGCCCACGGCCCGCTCGGCGTCAAGTGCCTCGATTGCGGCGCCATCGCGATCGACATCATCCAATGGCAGCGCCGTGTCGGTCCCGCCTCGCGCTGACTGCGTCCTGCGCATGAAGGCGCACGATCGGCGCAATGCCGAGCTGCGCTGGGGGCGGCAACCAGTGGGGCGACGAATGGGTCGAAAAGGCCTGGACGCGCCCGCTGTTTGCCCGCGACCAGCCGCTGCTGAAGACCGACCTGACGCTGAAACGCTACCGCGAGCTTGCCAGGGAGTACAAAGCCCTATGCCGAAAGGTTCGAAGCTCGAGCAGGTCGAGCAGAAGCTGAAGCGGGAATATCCGGGCAATCCCGGCGCGGTCTGGGGCACGCTCAACAAGGCCGGCCTGGCCCGCGGCAACAAGCCGACCGCGAAGGGCCGGCAGAAGGCACCGCGCAAGCGCTAGATCTTCACCCACTGCCGCTGGTAGCCGAGCGCGAAGGCGACCCAGGTCATCGTGTAGTTCTGCGGCCGCTTCACCTTGCCGTCGAGCCAATTGTACATCGTTGTCGGCGCGACCGCGTAGGCGCCGCCGGTCGCCTTGCCGATGTCTTTCGAGATCTGCCAGACCGAGGCCTCGCTGGCGCTGATCGCGTTGCAGATGAACTCAAGATCAGGGTCACGCTCGCTGAAGCGGTAGCCCTTGTCGCGGTCGGCGTACTTAAGCTTGTGGATCGTTGCCGCCATTGCCTTCTCCCGGCTGTTCCTGTTTCTCCCGCAGCCCTAGTCCATCAGCCTCCTGCATGCGGATCATCACCGACCTCGCCGAGCGGCGTGATCGTGCTCCAGGCACAGCGGATCTCGCTGTCGCCCTCCAGCATGCCGCCGATCAAGGGCGGCCAGGCGTTCCGAGCCATGTCGTCGGCGACAAAGCGGGCCGTTTCCGGCCCATCCGCTTCGATGTCGTGATCGAACTGTACCGAGAAGTTAATGCGGTAACGGCGCCTGGTTAACATAGGTTTGCCCCCGTTCGTTGGCGGGCGGAACAGGCCAGCGATCGGCGCGAAGGCCGGCTTTTCGGGTGGGTTTGAGGGGATCATACCCTCCGCCCTAGTTCCGCCCTGGGGGCATTGTTGCTCCTGCCTACAGCCTGGCGCAACCCCACAAACAGCAACAAACCGTAAATATGCCCCTGGATCAGCGCCGGCCGACGACGATCCAGCTCCCGTTCAACGGCTGGAAACCGCGCGGCTACCAGCAAAATTTGTGGAATTACCTCGAGCGCGGCGGCAAGCGCGCGATCGCGATCTGGCATCGGCGTGCCGGCAAGGATGAGGTGTGCTTGCACTGGGCAGCGTCGGCCGCGCATCTGCGCGTCGGCGTCTACTGGCACATGCTGCCAGAGGCCTCTCAGAGCCGCAAAGCCGTTTGGGACGCTGTCAACCCGCATACCGGCCAGAGGCGCATCAACGAGGCCTTTCCGCGCGAGCTGCGTGAGTCGACGCGCGAGACCGACATGGCGATCCGGCTGATCAACGGAAGCCATTGGCAGCTCGTCGGCAGCGACAATTACAACAGCCTGGTCGGCTCGCCGCCGGTCGGCGTTGTGTTCTCCGAATTCGCCCTCGCCGACCCGAGCGCATGGGGCTATCTGCGGCCGATCCTGGCCGAGAATGGCGGCTGGGCGCTGTTCATTACGACCCCCAGGGGCCGCAACCACGCCGCGACCTTCTACGAGGCCGCCAGGAACGATCGGACATGGTTCGCCGAGCAACTGCCGGCGACGATGACAAACGTGTTCAGCGCCGAGCAGCTCGAGGTCGAGCGCCGCGAGCTGATCCGCGAATATGGCCCCGACGACGGCGAGGCGCGCTACCGGCAGGAATATCTCGTCAGCTTCGATGCCGGCGTGATGGGCAGCTACTACGGCTCGCTGATGGAAGCGGCCGAGAAGGAGCGCCGGATCTGCTCGGTGCCGCATCAGCCCGAGTTGCCCGTGCACACCGCTTGGGATCTGGGCATCGGCGACGCTACCGCCATCTGGTGCATGCAGCTCGCCGGCCGGGAGATCCACGTCGTCGACTACATCGAGAATTCCGGCGTCGGCCTGGACTGGTACACGCGCGAGCTGGACCGGCGGCCCTGGAAGTGGGGCGAGCACATATTGCCGCACGATGCCCAGGACCGCGAACTGGGAACCGGCAAGACCCGCATCGACGTGCTACGCAGCCTCGGATTTCACCGCACCCAGGTCGTCCCGAAAGAGAAGGTGGAAGACGGCATCAACGCGGTGCGCATGATCCTGCCGCGGTGCTGGTTCGATGCGGAAAAGTGCGCCCGCGGCATCAGCGCGCTGCAGAACTACCGCCGATCGTGGAACGACGCGCTGCGCACCTACAGCGATCGGCCGCTGCACGATTGGACATCGCACGCAGCCGACGCGCTGAGGTATTTCGCGCTCGCCAACGTGCGCAATGCCGGCAGCGCCAGGACGCTGAAATACCCGGATCTAGCCGTTGTGTGAGCGCCGAGCGGGCCTCTTTGGTGGATGAACAGGGCCAACCAAAGAATGGGGAATGTGCAACCCACAGCCCGCCCGGCGGCAGCAACCCTAAGATCGTTCGTTGGTGAATGCAACAGAGGAGAGGCCGATGAGTGACTTTGCGCGGATGATGGAACTGGCCGGCAGCAGCGGCAACCCGCTGGCGGTGCGCGAGGCTCTCGGCGAGCCAGCCGAGGCGGCGACGCCGACGCCGGCCGAGATGCCGAAGAGCTACGGTCCCGGTCGGCGCGATGCCGAGGAAGAGCACCCGCGGCGCCGCTAATGCTTAGCGCTAGTGACGCTGTCTACCTGCAAGGGTTGTCGCAGCGTATCGAGCAGCTCGAGGACCGGATTGAGGCGCTGCATAAGCGCCTCAACTCGCTTCAGAGCCAGATCAATCTGCTGCGCGGTCGCGGTTTCGAGCCGGGACTGTCGTCGGCACCTGCCGAGCCGGAAGAAGCCGCTTGATGCCGCTCGACACTGCCCTGTTTCCGCACGACGCCCAGACGACGATCAGCTCGCCGCGCTACAACCGGCGCGACCCGTCGAAATTGATGAAGACCGACGAGCTGAGGGACATTATTCGGCGCGAGCTGAACCAGGCGATCGGCGCGGAAAACGGCAAGTTGAGCAATGAGCGGCTCGAGCTGATGAAGGCCTACCAGGGCGGTGAATTCGCCGATCCGCCGCCAGGGCAAAATCGCTCGAAAGTGGTGATGCTGACCGTGCTCGAGACCGTCGAGTGGGTGCTGCCGGCGCTGTTGCGCATCTTCACCGCATCGGACACGATCGCCGAGATGGCGCCGATCCGCACGACGATGTCACCGCCACCGTCACCGCCCGGCGCGCCGCCGCCGATGGACCCGGAAGAGGCCGGAAGGCAAGCCACGCTGTTCTGCAATTGGATATTCAACGTCGATAACGACGGCTTTTTGCTGTTGCATGATTGGTTCAAGGACGGCCTCTTACAGAAGTTGGGATGGGTCAAGCGCTGGTGGAGTGAAGAGCAGACCCGCGAGACCAACACCTTCACCGGCCTCACTGCCGACGAATACGCTGCCAAGCTGAAGGATCTGAACGATCCCGACAGCTCTGCCGATGTCGAGATCTTAGAGGAGAAGAGCTACCCGGCGCCGGCGCCATCGGGCATGGGCGAGGATGCGCCGCAGCCGATCCCCGACACGCCGGGACAGCACCGGCCGATGCTGTACGACTGCAAGCTGCGGGTGACGCGCAAGCAGGGACGTATTCGGCTGTGCAACGTGCCGCCCGAGGAGATCCTGTTCTCGCGCCGGTCGACAAGGGAGAACATCCCTTTCCTGTGCCACAGAACGAATGTGACGCGGACGGCTCTGCTGCAGCAGGGCTACGACGAGGACTGCCTCGATCAGGTGAGCTGGAACGATTCGCAGGACTACAACCCGGAGCGGTTGCAGCGCTTCCTGCCCGACGACGACATGCCCTACACCAACGACCGCACCGACCCGCCGATGCGGCAGTACTGGGTCGAGGAGAATTACATCAGGGCCGATTACGACGGTGACGGCCTGGCTGAATTGCTCAAGGTTGTCACCGTTGACCGATCGGCGGTGATCCTGACCAAAGACGGTAAACCCGACATCGAGGAGATCGACGAGATCCCGTTCGATTTTCTCTGCCCTGTGCCGCAGCCGCACAAGCTGGTCGGGCTGAGCGTCGCCGATCTGGTGATGGATCTGCAGCGGATTAAGTCGACGCTGATCCGGCAGATGCTCGACAACATTTATTTGACCAACAATCCGCGGCACCTCGTTGTCGAGAGCGCCGCGACCGACGAGACCTACGACGATCTGCTGACATCGAAGCCGGGCGGATTGGTCCGTACTCGTACACCTGACGGAGTGCAGGCGTTAGTCACCCCATTTGTGGCTGAAAAGGCCCAGCTCCTCGTCGAATACATGGATCAGACCGCGGAGGTGCGGACGGGTATCTCGCGGCACAACCAGGGTTTGGATCCCGACGATCTCAACAAAACCGCGACCGGCGTTAATCTGATCCAGCAGGCCGCGGCCCAGCGGGTCGAGCTGATTGCGCGCATCTACGCGCACGCGGTCCAGAAGCTGATGCGCGGCGTCCTCGGCCTGGTGAAGAAGCACCAGCAGCAGGAGCGCATTATCCGCGTATCCGGCGCCCCGTTGCAGGCCGACCCGGCGCAATGGAAGCACGATATGACGGTGACCGTGAATGTCGGTCTCGGCACCGGCAACCGCGACCAGATCATGGGGCACCTGATGCAATTGTTGCAGGTGCAAACGCAGATCGTTGCCGGCCAGGGCGGCTCGATGCAGGGGCCGCTGGTCTATGCCAAGAACGTCTATGACACGGTCGCGAAGCTCAGCGAGAATGCCGGCTTCAAAAGCAATTTCGCGGTGACCGATCCGACGATCCCGCCGCCGCCCAGTGTCACCGGCCCGCCGCAGCCGCCCAAGCCAGACCCGCAGACCCAGATGATGCAGGCCCAGGCCCAGGCCGAGATCGCGGCCATTCAGGCGAAGTCGCAAGCCGATCAGCAACTGAACCAACAGAAGGCCGCTCACCAGCAGCAGCTCGCCGGCCAAAAGGCGCAGCAGGACGCCCAGCTCAACCAGCAGCAACTGCAGCACCAGCAGCAGCTCGACTACCAGAAGCTGCAGCACGACATGGCGATCCAGTCGATGAAGGCCGACAACGATTTCAAGATCGAGCAGATGCGCGCGCAGAACGACCTGGCGATCGAGCGGCTCAAGGCCGACAACGCCAATCAGGTCGCGATGCACAAGGCGAACCTGCAGGCGATGCAGCAACCGGCCCAGGGCGCCGGGATATGAGGTTCTGGCATTGGTTTGTGCCCGATGCTGATCTTTTTGGCCCAGAAGCCGCACAGAAGCCCCAGGACGAGCCGAACGCCGATCCGGCGCCCGATAGTCTCCTCGACGTTATCGCGCGTGGCGTGGCTGCTGAGCGGCTCCTGAACGATCCGGTCCTAAAGGCCGCCCTGGACGAGATCCAAGAGACCGCCATCGAAATGTGGCTCGCCTCGAAACCGTCCGAGGCCGATCGGCGCGAGGAGCTGTTCCGCCAGGTCAAGGCGATCGAGCTGCTCCGCGGCAAGCTGCGCTCGTACCGCGGCGCCGCCCTGGTGCGCCAGGCCGAGCGCCAGGCCGAGGACGCGGCAGCGTAGCCGGGGCGCCCTTAGCCGCCGTTGATTGCCCGCTTGTGGGCGCAGACCAGACAGATCTTGGGCGTATCGCCATCCGGGTCATCGGCACGCCGCTGCAGGTGCGCGTCGCAATCGATGCAGCCGGCCTTGGTCCTGCTGTTGCCCGGCTCGATCGGATGATCGAGATCGAGCCGCACGCAGATGACGACCTTGCCCTCCCGCGAGGCCTCGGCGAACCAGCCGCGGTGCTGATGCGGGTTGTACTTGTCGAAATAGGCGCAGGCGAGCAGCTCGAGGGCACCCCGCTGCTGCCTCGACAGACCGCGCAAAGGATCTCGTAGCGGATCGCCCATCGGCGCCCCCCTCTCTGACCGGATGTAGGTGCCAACAACTAACACAGTTGTGAGTTCAAACAATGTCCGAGACACACGTCGCGGCAGCCGAGCCGGCTGCGCCGACCCCGCCCCCGCCGCAGCCGAATGGGCACGATACCAGCGCGCCCGCTGGCGGCGACAAAAGCTACACCGTTACCGATACGCGGTCGGCCGGCGATGCCATTGCCGGGCTGCTGTTCAACGACGGTGACGACAAGGCGCCTCCCCCGGCGCCCGACAAGGATACCGATGGCTCGCCATCGGAGCCTGAAGCGGACGAAAAGCCGCCCATCAGGGAAGACGATCGCGACAAGACCGAACAGCAGGCCGACAAGGCCGCTGCCATCGAGCCGCCGCGATCGTGGTCAGCAGACGACAAAGCCGCGTTTCAGCAGCTCCCACCCGCCCTGCAGCAGACCGTTGTCCGGCGAGAGAGCCAGCGTGAGGCCGCGCTTACCCGATCCAGCCAAGAGGCGGCCGAGACCCGCAGAGCCTTTGAAGGCGAGCGCCAGGCCGCTGTGGCCCTCCGAACCGAGTACCTGACCGGCCTGCAGAAGATGTTGCACCTGGCCGCCCCCGAGGCGGCCCAGCTTGCAAATGTCGACTGGGTCGCGGTGCAAGCGCAATCGCCAGCCGAATACACCCGGCTGCACGCATTACGTGAGCAGATGCGGTCCCGGCTCGGCGCCATCGAGGCCGAGTTCCAGCAGGGCCAGGCGCAGCTCCAGGCGCATGTTGCACAGCAGCAGGCGCAGCAGCTCGCCGATCACGTCGCCCGCGAGCATGTCTCGCTCAACGAGAAGATGCCCGATTTCGGCGACGAGACCAAAGGCGCCCAGCTCCGCAAGGATTTGAGCACCTACCTTCGCGACACGGGCGGGTTTTCACCGGACGAAATCAGCAAGGCCTACGATCACCGGCTCGTTGTGCTGGCGACGAAGGCAATGCTGTACGACCGGCAGCTCACCAACGCCGCGGCGGCAGACGCCAAACGGAACAACGCCCCGGCCCAGGTTCGTCGCCCTGGCACCAGCCAGGACGGCGACCAGGCCGGCCCGCAGGCCAGGATCAAGGCAGCGGTCAATCGGTTGGGTCGCACGAACAGTGCGCGCGATGCCGGTTCGCTCATTGCCGAACTTCTTCCCTAACCGCTGATCCCGATCGCGCCGGGCGGCTCCATGGAGCAGCCCTAATGGCTTTGCTTACGAATACGTTCACCACCTACAGCGCTGTGGGTCTCAGAGAAGACCTGAGCGACATTATCTACAACATCAGCCCGACTGAAACGCCGTTTATGACGGCGATCGCGAGGGAGAAAGCAACCGCGGTCTACCACGAATGGCAGACCGATGTGCTCGAGACTCCTAACGGCAGCAATGCTCAGATCCAGGGCGACGACATCAGTGCGTTCGATGCCGTTGTGCCGACCGTCCGCAGGGGCAATTACACCCAGATCTCGCGTAAGACCGTGATCATTGCGATGACCGAGGAAGCCGTCAATAAGGCGGGCCGGAAGAGCGAAATCGGCTATCAGGTTTGGCATTAGCGGACCTGACTAAACCGGGTGAATTGCTGGAACATCCGACCGGGTGATGCCGAGGACAATCAGCAGCCAAGCCGCGCATGTAAGCCCAGGCCCAGGGGCGCGGACGGTTCAACGACTAGGCGGTGAGGAAACAATAACCCGCCCACGAGCGCCCGGCCCTCGAAAGAGGTGATGATATAGTCTGGACTGCCGGGTAACCGGCAGAAGCGCGGATAAAGAGCCGCGCGATAACAAATCGGCTAAAAAAGGCAAGTCGCTCAAGCGCGACATCGAAACGATCCTGCTCCAGAACCAGGCCCGCTCGGCCGGCACCGTCGGCGCGACGGCGGCGTTGGCTGCTTCTGTTCTTGCATGGATCAAGACCAACACGTCGATGGGAGCCGGCGGCGCCAATCCTGTTGGTGATGGCACCAATGCCCGCACCGATGGGACGCAAGCGGCGTTTACCGAAACCATGCTGAAGACCGTGCTCGCCTCGGTCTGGCAGAACAGCGGTGACGAACCCGATCAGGTGCTGGTCAACAGCAACCAGAAGGTCGCGCTCTCGGCGTTCCAGGGCAACAATACGAGGTACATCAACGCCGACGAAGAGAAGTTGGTGACCTCGATCGACGTGTATGTCTACGATTTTGGCTCGGTCGAGGTGAAGCCTGACCGCTTTATGCGGCAGCGCGACGCCCTGATCCTCAACAGCGACCTCTGGGGCCTCGCCTGGTTGCGACCGATCAACCTCGTTGAGCTGGCGAAAACGGGTGACAACGAAAAGAAAATGCTGGTCGGCGAGTACACGCTCACCGCCCGCAACGAAGCCGGCTCCGGTCTCTGCGCCGATCTCACCTAAACCGATAGCCCTGGCGCTTGTGACGACAACCCGCGGCGCCAGGGCGGCGGCCCGCCTACCTGCCGAACCTCCCGGTGACAGGTATTCGCGGGCCGCCGCTTTTTACATCCGCAGGATGTTTGCCCATGCCCGACATCTCCGACAACGCCAATTGGTTTGAGCTGGACGGCGGCAACATCCAGGGTCCGCCCAACGGCTGGCCCGAGGGCCAGATGCCGTCGACGGTCAACGATTGCGCCCGCGCCAACATGGGCGCGCTGAAGCGCTTCTGGGACCGGATCAACCCGGTGAGCACGGTGACGCCCGCCAGCGGCGCCTATACGCTCGCTACCAGCAACACCACCTACCCGACCGCCTACGTCGAGGGCGAGCGGTATTCGTTCAAGGCAGCCGGCGCATCGGTCGGCAGCGACACGTTTCAGGTCAATACGCTCGGCGCGAAGGGGATCTACAAGGCGGCATCGGGCGGCACCTTTGCCGCTGTCGCGGCCGGCGACATCCCGGCCAACACGCACCCGCAGCTCGTCTATGTGCAGAGCCTCAACGGCGGTGCCGGCGGTTTCCTGCTCCAGAACCCGTTTCTGCCGATCACCCAAAACGGCAGCGGCGGCATCAGCGTGCCGGGCAATGTCTCGATCGGCGGCAGCCTGACCGTCAGCGGCAGCTCGACCATCCCCGGCTATTTGCCGACGAGCGGCGGCGCGGTGACCGGCGGGCTGACGGTCGGCGCCGGCCTCGGCGTAACCGGCGATGTTTCTGCGACCGGGAAAATCATCGCCAGCGAGGGCGGCCCCAACGGTCACGGGTACAGTTTTATCGGCGATGGCAGCTACGACACGGGGATGTTCAGCCCGAGCGATGGCGTGCTCAATTTCTACACCAACAACACACTCGCGCTCAGCGCGACCGGCGGCACAGTGACCGCTCCCCAGGCGATGCTGGTCGGCGGCACCGGCATTCAATACAACGGTGTCGGCGGCAGCAACCACGTCGGTTTTACTTGGAATGGTTCGCATATTTTAGGGTTCGTCGATGGCACAGGTGTTGGCGCAATAGCTACCGGAAGCGACCTCGGCAATTACGTTCCGGTGAGTGGCGGCTCGATCGCCTACCTGACCGTCACCAGCGGCAACCTGACCGTCCAGGGCCACGCCGTGGTGATCTCCAACAACCAATATTACTACGGTCAGGATACCGGCGGCACCGGCATCGGCCTGATCGGCATGGGCAATGACAATCAGATCTGGATCGGGCCGAACGGCAACCACAGCATTTCGCTGAACGGTGTCGTCTACAACCAGAACGATGTCCATTGCGGCGGCTGGTATTACGGGGGCAGCGGCGGGCCGCCGATCCTGGCGACCGGGAGCGGGAGCGGGCTGTACTTCACCAGCGACAGCAACGGCATTCACATGAACATTCCGAACGCTTACGCCTGCACCACGACCAACTGCAAGAACCTCGCCTACGCCAGCAGCGGTGCCGGCCCGACCGGCGACGTGCTCAATGGCAACGACTTTGCCAACAACCTCTTTGCCATCTGGGTCGATCAGATTTCCGACGCACGGGTGAAGCGCGGCATCGCCGACAGCGACATCGACGCGCTCGATCTCCTGCGCCGCGTGCCGGTGCGGGCTTTTGAGTACACCGACGAGACCCGCTGGCCGGGCTGGCGCGTGCCGATCGGCCTGGTCGCCCAGGAGCTGGAAGACCTGGTGCCGGAAGCGGTCGGGCAATTCAATGATCTGCGCGCCATCAACCTCAAGGCCCTGGTGCCGTACCTCCTGCGGGCGGTGCAGCAGCTCGCCGACAAGCTGGAGAACAAATGATCGACGCCAATCAAGAGCTGGCGCTGAGCATCACCGCCGCCGAATACAACGTCATCATGGGCGCGCTCGCCAAGGCGCCCTATGAGGTTGTGGCGCAGCTCATCGCCAAGCTGCAGCAGCAGGTTGCGGCAACGGTGCCTGATGCGTTCGCGCCAGGGCCGGCCGCCGCCGCCGCCGCGCCGACAATGAACGGTCTCGATCCGGCCGCATGAGCACTCCCGTTGCCGGCGCCCTGGCGGCAATCCCTGCCTACATCGTTCCGACCAGCAGCGACATGCTGGCGTTCTGGGACGATCCGGGTCAGACCTGGCGATCGGTGCCGGCCGGCACCGGCCCGCAGGGGCCTCCCGGTGCCACTGGCCCGGCTGGCCCGATCGGTCCAACGGGCGCCACTGGCCCGATCGGTCCAACGGGCGCCACTGGCCCAACGGGCGCGACAGGCCCGCAGGGGCCAATCGGTGTAACCGGCGCGACCGGCCCGGTCGGCGCGACTGGCCCGATCGGTCCAACGGGCGCCACAGGGCCTGCCGGCCCGACTGGGGCTACCGGCGCGACCGGCCCGGCTGGGGCATCGAGCTATCAGGCCGGCGCCGGCATCACGATCAACACCGGCACAACGCCGAACACGATCCAGTGGAGCGGCACCTACGGCTCGCCCCTGACACTGACCGCCCAGGGCAACCGCATCGGTTCCAATGCCGGCAGCTATTCCGCGCCGACCAACGCCAACACCAATCTGTTGCTCTACAACGCCAGTGCGACAAACTACGCCGGGATCGGCGCCGACGCAGGCGGCGCAATGTATTTCGTTACCGGCACCTCGGCACCGGCTACGCGGCTGTGGATCGATCCCGCCGGGGCAATCAACCTCGCCGGCCCCGTCACCGCGAGCAGCAGCGCACCGCAGCTCATCATCAGCAACGCCGCCGGCAACTACATTTCATTCGGTAACAACGGCATCGCGCCGCCCAGCACCAGCGCGCGATCGGTCGGCACCAGAATACAGCTCTGGGGAGATGGGAGTAACGTTGACTACGCCATCGGTATGGAGAACGGGGGGCTGTGGCATTCGGTGCCGGTAAACCAAAACTTCAAGTGGTATCACGGCGCTCGGCTCGATGCCGTCTACGACGCCGGCCCGGAACTCAACCTTTATAATTCAAGCGCAAATAAGGGCCTGATCATCTGGAACGGGGCCGGCAGCGGCGACTATGTGCGCATCTACGATGACGGCAACGGGCATATCGACTCGGGCACCACGCTTTGGCTGCAGGCAAACAGCGGCCAGAACATCGCCGCTCGCGGCCAGATGAATGTTGGCGTCAACAGCAGCTACTCGCTCTATATCCACAACGGCAGCGACGGCAACCGGCTCTACTTTGCCGGCAACAACAACATCGATCAGGGCTGGCCCAGTATTCGGAGCGACAGCTCCAACATCGTTCTGCAGGGCAAGAACGGCGGCGGCACCTACATTCAATGGGATTGCGGCGGCGTCATCCATTTAGGCAACAGCGTCAGCACCAACACCTATATCAGCGGCCAGCTGTATATGGGCAACCAGATCTACATGCCGAACAACAGTTACTATTGTTCCGCCGACACAGGCGGAACCCAGCACGGGATGATCGGTATCGGCAACGACAACCAGGTGTGGATACAGCCAGACGGCAGCAGGAATGTCTACCTGCACGCGGCGAGCGCCCTCTACGTTCACCAACACATCGCGCCCGAGGTTGACAATAACTGGTGGTGCGGCGTCGATGCCTGGGGCACAAGTTGGTACAGGGTTGCCTCCTACCAATTCTTCACCGCCTCCGACCGCAACAAAAAGACCAACATAGCCGATCTGCCTGACTGTCTCGGTCTGGTCAACGAGATCACTCCGCAGCGGTTCCGCTGGCGTGATGGGCCAGACGGCAAGATGCATTGGGGCTTCATCGCCCAGGACGTCGGCGAGGTGATGGAGCGCGCCGGTCACAACTTTGGCGGCTATGAGCACTATCGCGTCGGCGACCGCTTTGGGCCAGGGCCAGAGGACGCTGCCAGGGTCGACAGCCACGGTCTCAACTACAACGAGCTTGTCGCCGTCCTGTGGAAGGCAGTGCAGGAAATGTCGACGCGCCTGGAACAATTGGAGAGAGCCTGATGCCCGCATCCAGCGACCCGCCGACCATTGACCAGATCCCGCAGGCCTCTCAGCTCCAGCAGCAGCTCGCGACGCTCAACACCGCGATCGCGATCGTCAATGCCGGCGGCTCGGTCAATGCGGTGACGGTCGCGCAGCCGGCGACATCGGGCATGTCGATGCAGACCGGCGTCACGCTCAACCCGCCGGTCGATGACCCGGCCGTGCTCGACGCCCTGGCCTCGGCGCTGCAGAAACAGGCCGACGCTGTCACCGCCCTCCTCGCCCAGATGGGATACGCGCCCAGTGCCCGCCGAAAATAGCTGGCGCTTTCTCAGTCGCGATCCCGACACGGGCGCGGTCGAGCACTACAAGTACGATCCCGATGGCGAGCGCTGCATCATCCGCCGCACCGCCGATGTCGAGCCGATCATCGAGGCGAACAAGCGCTCGCAGCTCGATGAGGATGGCTGGAACAGCGACAAGAGCATGCGCCTGGCCGCGCGCATATCGCCCGAGGTGCAGCTGATCTGGCTGCAGCAATACGGCGTGCGGGCCTGGGACCGGAACCATCGCAAGAAGGTGCTGCAGCTCCTGAACTCAAACGAGTGGCGCTATCTGCGCTACGGCAGGCATTTCATCCTCTGAGGCTGGCATGGCTCTCGATACCTATCAGAACCTGCAGACTTCGGTGCTCGACTGGCTCGCTCGCCCTGGCGATCCGCTGGTGCAGCCGGCCGTCGCCGACATGATCGTGCTGTTTGAGGAGGAAGCCAGGGACAGGCTGCGCACCCGCTTCGTCGAGAAGACCATTACGATCCCGCCGCAGCCGCCCGGCACCACGGTGATCCCGCTGCCGCTCGACTACAGCGAGCTGCGCGAGATGTGGATCAATACCAACTACGGCCGGCGCGTCTTCACCTATCAGACGCCAGTCAACATGGACTGCAATATCTATGGTTTGCCGGGCCAGGCGGTCGCCTACACGATCGAGGGATTGAATATGCGTGTTGTCGGCGACATTGGTGACATTGATCCCGATACCGGCATCAGCGATCCGCTCAACCTGACCTATCTCAGCGGCCTGACCGGCCTCAGCACTACCACGCCGACCAATTGGCTTCTGACCAACTACCCGAGCGCTTACCTCTGGGGCACGCTGTCGATGGCGGCGCCGTACATCGGCGACGATCCGCGGCTGCAGATCTGGCTCGGCGCCCGCGAGGCCGCCTTCGAGCGCATCCGCCTCGCCGATCGCCGCTACAAATACCCGGGCGGCCTCTACATCCAGACCGACACCAAAAATCCGTAATGGCCCTCTGGGACGATCTCGGCAGCAGCTACGCGGCGCCGGATCTGCCGCCTGCTGGCTTGATGGGCGATGCGGTGAGCTGGCTGTTCAACAACTCGGCCTGGAACCAGATGGCCGCGGCCGACCAGAGGGACGCGGCGCTCTCTCCAGATGCCCTGCGCCAGCAGTTGCTGAACCAGCCGGGCGACAGTCCGATGCTCGGTGTATTGGGCACTGGGAACATCGGCGAGGGCGCGCCCTTTCTCGGCGGCGGGCTGGCGGCGCCGCCCGGCTTACCGGACCGCATCCGGCGGTTGGTTGGGCGCGATCCTGACGCTGGTGCGCCCAAGAACGCCGCCCTTGAGCTTGAGCCTGGCGTCTTTGTTGGCAACGGCACGCACGATCAGTGGCTGGCGCGGACAGAGCACGTTCTCACGCCTGACGAGATCGCCGAGGCGCGCAAATGGTATCGCGACGCCTCGGGAGCCTATAACCAGCATTTCGGCCCCGAGCTAGGCCCTGACATGATGGGGGCCTGGCTCACCGGCAACGTCAACGCATCGCCGTCCTTTGCCCAGTTGTCGGCGCTGCGGACACGCGAGCAACTGATCAACCAAACCGGCCTCATCGGCGAGCAGAAGCAGGGCGGGCTGGCTGACGAGGCCCTGCGCTCGTACTGGCAAGCACGCGGCGTCGGTCCCGATGCGGGGCCTGCCGGCACGCTGGGTGGTCAGAAGATTTACGACTTTATCGACAGCGCCAACGGCAGCCCGACCCGCGCCTTCTACGGTCACGATCCGGCAGCAGGGGCACCGTTTGTCGCCGATGTTCATTCGCTGCGCGACATGGGGATGGTTGATGACCCGACCTTGAAATGGGTCGCGCAAAATTATGGCCCCGAGAAGGCCGCCGCGCTCAAGCGCGACGCCATCGGCGGCGGCCCGAGCGAAACCCAATACGAGTGGACCGCTAACAAGGGGCGCGATCTGACCGACTGGCTCAACCAGCGCGGCTATATGGGCGGCGGGTGGATACCGAGCGAGGTTCAGGCGGTTGGCTGGAAGGCGATGTCGAAGATGCTTGGCCGGGCAGGCGAGACCCCGGAGCAGGCGATCATCGCTAACCGCCGCCCGATGAGCTACGAGCTGGACCCCGGCCAAGGGTCGCCGTTTGAGAGCTGGTTCAAGCAGCTCGGGTGGCACGATCTCTCGCCCGAGGCTCAGGGCGATGTAACCCGTAACGTGATGGGTCGCATCCTTGATTTTGCAAAAGAGCAGACCGGCGGCATCGAGGGCAGTCGCCTATCCGATGCCCAGGGCGGGTGGAATGCGGGCGGGCAGGCGACCCTCGCGCCTGCGGGCCGCTCGTACATCATCTCGTCGCCCGAAGTCTTTGGTGACATGGCTGACATCGTTGGCTATCTGGCAAACCAGACCAAGGTCATGGGCATGCGGATGATGAACAGCGGCAACCGTTTGGGCGTCGCTATTCACCATCCCGATCTGGCCGATCCCGCCGTCGTCAAGGATATGTGGCAGGGTCTGGTAGAGAACCACCCCGACTTCGCCGCCGGCTTCTCGCCCGCGCAGCACCCAGACGGCACCCCAGGCATGGAGCTGCTGTTCGATAAGGGTGGCGTTGGGATGTCCAACAGGATACAATCTGAGTTGATCCCCGGCATTCAATCCATCGGCGAGCGCCTCGGTCTCAGCGATGACTTGCGTGTCAGTGGCTTCAAGGCAGAGGAGCTGAGCCGTGAACACGACTGGACCCAAGACCCGACGGCCACTACGGGTTATCTGGGAAGGCTTTATGGCCGATACGGACCCGCGCTACAGCAGCGGATGGAAGATTTTAAAGCCCAGACCCTCCACCCGCTCATCGAGCACGAAATCAGCAGCCGCCGCCCCCAAGCCGCCGCCCCGCCCGGCATAGCCGCGCCGCCCGGCCTTCTGAACCCTGAATAGCCCGCCTCGGCGGGCTTTTTTGTTGCCGCGAGACCGCCGATGACAAAAGTGCTCCCCTTTGGCGAGTGGCTGCCGGATGGGCCGTCATTCGGCAACCCCGGATCGGTCAACATCCTTAACGTGATCCCGCGCACGCAGAACAGCTACGCGGCGTTCCCAGGCCCGGCGCCAGGCCTCTCGGGCGCCCTGCCAGGCCGGGTGTGCGGATCATATGGGTATCGTGATGCTGGCGGCAACGTTTCGGACTGGGCCGCGACGCAGCAGCGCATCTACATGCAGCAGACCGGGGCGCAGACCTGGGTCGATGTCAGCGGCCCTGCGGCGCCCTACAACACCGAGCAGCCGCCCGATGGCTTCTGGGTCAGCACCTCTTTCGGCAAGCGGATCATCTTCACCAACTACGACGATCCGATCCAGACGATGCTGGTCGGCACCGACACGGCATTCTCTAACCTCTCGGCCAACGCGCCCAGGGCGAAATACTGCTGTGTGATCGGTGACTTTCTCCTCGTCGGCAATACCGTCGACAGCTACGACGGCACGGTGCCGTTTCGCATCCACTGGCCCGCGATCGGCGACCCGACCAACTGGCCGGTGCCGGGATCGAATACCGCGATCGAGCTGCAGTCTGATTTCCAAGATCTGCAGGAAACCGACCTCGGCGCGATAAACGGCCTGGTCGGCGGTCACCTCTCTGCCGCCGACGGTTGCGCGGTGATGGAGAGGGGCATCTACCGAATTCAATATAGCGGCAGCCCTTACAGTTTCTCGTTCCATGTCGCCGAGGGCGCGGCCGGAAGCGATGCGTCGCTGTCGATTGTCAACCGGCGCCTGCCGGACGGTTCCGGCATCGTGCGGTCGGTTGTCTATTATCTCGGGCCGGACGGTTTCTATGCGTTCGACGGCGGCAGCTCGACGGCGATCGGCGCGCAGAAGGTTGACAAGTATTTTTATGCCGATCTCGACATCAACTATGTCCGAGCCGTCCAGGGCACCTACGATCCGCAGCGCAAGCTGATCTTCTGGTTTTACCACGGCAGCGGCAACCATGGCCTGTTCAACAAGGCGATCATCTACAATTGGGAGCTGGGCCGCTGGACGCCGATTGATGTCAGCGCGACGCCGGTCGAATGGGTCGGCGGCTTGGCGTATTCGACCGCCGGCTACAACCTCGATCAGCTCGATCCATTCGGCAACCTAGAGCAGCTCCCGTATTCGCTCGACAGCCGGTACTGGACGAACGGCAATCCGATGCTGACGTGGTTCGACAACACCCACAGCCAGGTGACGCCGACCGGCCCGAGCCTGCCGGCGACGCTCGAAACCACCGAGGGCCAGTTCTTCCCCGACCGCCGCTCTCGCATCACGGGCGTGCGGCCGGTTCACAATGCCAACATGGCCGCATCGATCCGGGTCGGTCACCGGGAAAAGGTGCGCGACTCGGTTGTGTACGAGGGCAGCGTCCCCGAGAACATTTTGGGCAATTGTCCGCAGCGCTGCACCGGCCGTTATGTCAGGTTCCAGATGACACTGCCGGGCGGCGCGCAATTCACCCACGCCCAGGGCGTCGATTTCAGCGCCAATCCCGAGGGCATCCGCTAGGTGGCTCAGGCGACCCTGGGTCTGCCGCCGCAGATTCCGGCCGTTCCCTCCGACGCGACGCAACTGCGCAACACCGTCGTTCGCTTCGCCGAGGCGATCAACAACATCCTGCGCGGCGGCATCGGCTGCACGATGCTGGTGACGCTGGCGCCGAACGCGACGACCTCGACCTTTAACGATAGCCGGATCGGTCCCTACACCTCGATCAATCTGGTGCCGGTGACGTGGCACGCATCGAATGCGCTGCCGAGCATCTACATCGTCAATGGGCTGGGCAACTGCACGATCCACCACGCCAACAGTCCGAACACCGACGCGACGTTCATCGCAACCCTGATCGGTTAGCCCATGCTGGATTTTGTCTCGGCACCGCCGCCGGTCGGCGAGCTGCCGGATATTGTCATCAGCGCGCCGCCGCTCGATGAGCTGCTGCGCCTCTGGCCGATCATCGAGCCGCGCCTGAAGCGCGCCACCGATCGCGTCCGCGGCTATGAGCCGATCGACATCCTGCAGCTCGTCATGGCCGGCCGCATGACGATGTTCGTCATCCGCGACCGCGGCGCCCTGGTCGCAGCGGCGGTGACAGAGGTCAGGCAATTCCCGCGCTGCCGCGTGCTGGAGGTGCCGTTCATCGCCGGCAGCGGCCTCAAGCGCTGGTGGCAGCAGCTCCTCGATGCGCTCGACGCCCAGGCCGAGGCCCTCGGCTGCGTCGACCTCGTCGGCTGGGACCGCAAGGGCTGGTCGCATTTCGGGTTCGACGTCTGCGGCGTCGCCCTGGTGCGAAGGATCAAGGAATGAGCAAATCCTCGCCGTCGACCGTCACCACGGTCAATCCGGTATCGCAGGCGCAGCTCCCGTTCCTGACGAGCGGCTGGCAGCAGGCCCAGGGCCTGGCGGGCCTCGCTGGTTATCCCGCCGCCGGGATGTCGTACCTTTCGCAACTGGCCGACACGGCGCAGGCCGACACCAACAATTTCCTCGCCCCTCAATACGGCGGCTACAATGTTATGCCGTTCGCCAGCATCGCAGAGAACGCGATGCTGACGGGCCAGGGCACGCCCTACTATGCCGCCAGCCCGCAGGCCGGCTACCTCTCTGGCCTGGCGCCGAATGCGGTGCAAAACGCTTTCAACATGCAGGATCTGATGACCAATGTGTCCGGTGCCGCACCGGGCGCAGTGGCGCCCTGGCAGTCGGCGCTGAGTGGCGTCGGCAACAGCGCGATGAGTCTGCCGGGCACCGGCTACGGCTACTCAAGCGAGATGCAAGGCCTGGGCGGCGAGGCGATGGGCGCGATCGGCGGCTATGCGCCCGGCGCGGCAAGCGTCGCCAATCCGCAAATCGCCGGCCTCAACACGAATGCGGCTGGAGCGGTCAGCGGCAACCCGTTTATGAGCGGCCTGCAGGGCCTGGCCTCGGGCCAGTACATCAACCCCAATACCAACCCGGCGCTCGGCAACGTCATCAGCGCCGCGACCACGCCGATCACCAATGCGTTTATGACGGCAACGGCGCCGATGATCAGCTCCAGCGCCGAGCAGGCCGGCAGGTACGGCTCGGGCGTCATGGGCAACCAGCAGAACATCGCCGGCTACAACCTCGGCCAGGCGCTGCAGAACACGGTCGGCAACATCGTAAACAATGCTTACAACACGGGGCTGAGCACAACACTCAGCGCCGGCAACGCGGGCGCTGGCGCCTACAATACCGGCGTTGCCAATACCACGGGCGCGCTCACTGCGGCCGGCGGCCTCGGCCAGACCGGCGTCAACAACGCTGCCAACATCACCAACCAGGGCTTCACCACGGGCGGCAATCTGATCCAGGGCGGAGCGCTCGACCTGAACAACCTCGCCGGCACCGGCTACGGCGCCGCGAATACCGCCTACGGTGCCGGCGGCAACCTCGGCCTCAGCGGCATCAGCACCCAATTGTCGGGCCTCGGCAACGCCGGTCAGATCGGTAATTCCGGCTACCAGATCGGCGGCGCCATCGCCAACAACGCCGGTCAGCTCAACAACAGCGGCCAACTGACACTGGGCAATCTGGTGCAGAACGCGCCGCAGTTCGCCGATTTCCCGCTGAGCCAGATGAGCGCTGCCTATAACAGCATCTGGCAGCCGCTGCAAAACTACAGCGCGATCCTGGGCGGCCCGACCGGCGGCAGCCAGAGCGTCACCAGCCCGAACCAGCAGAACATCCTGCAGAGCGTCGGCAGTGGCCTGGGCGGCATCGCGTCGTTCGCCAACCTCTTTGGCGGCAGCGGCCCGCTGGCCGGCCTTTTCGGATCAGACCGGCGGTTCAAGACCGACATCAAGCGGATCGGCACCGCCGACAACGGGCTGCCGCTCTACTGGTTCCGCTACGCCGGCACCAACAACTACGCGATCGGCGTCATGGCCGACGAGGTCGAGCGCATCCGCCCCGATGCCGTCCTGCGCGATGCGGACGGCTACCAGTACGTCGATTATCCGAAAGCGCTGCAGAGGTAAGCGATGGGCCTGCTCGACATGCCGGCCGGCTATACCGGCCAGACCTTGACCCCGGACCAGCAAACGATGCTGCAGCAGCAGGGCTGGTTCCCGAATGCGGATATGAGCCTGCCGACCGGCGTGCCGAACACGCAGCCGACCGGCTATACCGGCCTGACGCCGGCCCAGGTGGCGACGCAACAGGGCCTCGGCTACTACACCGGCCAGGCCCAGAAGCAGCAGAGCCTCTGGGACAAGCTCAGCGCCACGCTCGGCAGCCCCGATCTGCAGAAAGCCCTGCAGGGCATCGGCGCCGCAACGACGACACAGCGGCCCTCGGCCATGCCCATGCCGCCGCCGTTCTCGGGCGCCGGCATCAACTACGGTGCCTACAAGAATCCCTACCTCGCCCGTATGCCGAGCCTTAATCCGGCAACGGCACTGCAGCAATTGCGGGGCTACTGATGCCTGACCAGCCTGGCCTGCTCACCGATCCCGGCATACCGCCGCCGATCCCAGGGGCGCAGCAGCAGCCTGGTTTCATGGGCGGCCTCTTGAGCGGCTACAACCCGGCCGCGGCGTATTCGGGCAACCTCGCCGATCCGGCGACGCAGCAGGCATTCCGCCAGCGCGCCCTGGCGGCATGGTCGGCAGCCCTGGGCCAGGATGCCGTCACGCCGTACAAGAGCGGCCTGCTCGGATTCGCGCGCGCGCTCGGCCGGGCTGGCGAGGCCGGTTTCGAGGCCGAGGACCAGATGCAGGCCTCGCGCCTGCAGGCGGCCCAGGCCCTGCAGGCCCAGACCCAGGTCGAATACCAGCGTGCCGCGATGCAGGCGGCGCAGCAGATGTCGCTGCTCAACCAAGCATTCGTCGGCGAGCTGACCGGCGGGGGCGGCGCAGGCGGCGCGCCTGGTGGCGCAGGCGGCGCGCCTGGTGGCGCAGGCGGTCCCCTCAAATTGCCGGCAGCCGGAAAAGACCCGCGTGGCAAGATCCCTGTTATTCGGACCGCGGCCATTGCCAACGGCATCGACCCCGATGTCGCGGTCGCGGTCGCGGGTTCCGAGGGTCTCGCTACCGGATACGGGCCGATCGGCGGCAAGGTTGCCGATGGCGGCAAATCGGGCGGTTCGTTTCAGCTCTATACCGGCGGCGGTATGGGGAACGACTTTCAGAAAGCAACCGGCCTTAACCCGCTCGATCCGGCCAACGAAGACGCCACGATCAATTACGCCATGCAGCGTGCCGCCAGGGATGGCTGGGGAGCATGGAACGGCGCCAAGGGCCTCGGCATCACCGGCTTCTACGGCATCGGCAAGCCGCCAGCCCAGGCCGCCGGCCCCTCGCCCGCCCAGGCGACCACGGCGCCTGGCACACCGCAGCCGCAGCCGGGCCTGATCACCGGCAGCCAGGTCAAACCGTACCGCGCGATCGGTGACTCCTTGGCCCAGGGCTACGTCAACCACGGCGGTATGCAGGGCGACATCGGCACCGATGCGGTGCCCGGCCGCACGATCGGCGGCACGCTTGAATACATCAAGAGCCTGCCGACCGGCTCGCTCAACGGTCAGCCGATCATGCTGTCGACCGGCCTCTCTAACAGCGTGATGAACGGGCACGCGGAAGAGATCGGCATGATCCCCGAGATGCTCGGCGAGTTAAAACGAGCCGGCGCCGGCCCGATCAGCCTGATGGGCGTCGGCACCGTCGCCGGTCAGGAAAAGGGCATGAAGGCGCCGATTAACCTGGCGCCGTACAACCAGCAGCTCGCCCAGCTCGCGCAGCAGAACGGCGCCCGCTTTGGCGGGCCGCTCGCGAACACCGTCGTCCACCCGGCGATCGGCTACTACACCCACGCCGGCCGGCCGCCGCAGGAAGGCGCGCCGCCGACCGAGGGCGTGGGTCCGTCGACCACGCCGCCCGGCGCTCAGCCGTCGCCTTCCGCTGGTGGCGGCGGCGGTCTGCTCGGCGCCCAGGCGCCCGCCCCTCGGCCCGCTGGGCTGCCGCCTGGCGCACCGCCGACCGCGCTGCCGCAGCCGGCGCCGATGCAGGCGCCTGGCACGGGTGGCTTGCTGAACGTGCCCCAGGCCGGCGCCGCAATGGCAGCGCCAGGGCCGGCACCGCCGCTCGCAGCGCCGCGGCCGGCACCCGGCGGCCAGGGCGGCCTGATCACCGGCCTACCGCCGCAGGCGCCTGCGCCGCCGCCGATTCCGGCACCGCCGACCAACCTCGTACCCGGCCGAGCTGCGCAGCAGACCGTGGCCGCAGCCGGCGGCCCGCAGCCGCAGATCCCGCCGCCGACGCCCCAGGCGCCCGCTCCCGCGCCAGCGGTGCCTCCAGGGCCGCAGGGAGTCCCGCCAGGCCCCGTGGCGGCCCCGGCGCCTACCCCAGCAGCTCAGCCCGCTCCCGTGCGTCCAGCGGCCTCTGTAGCGGCTCCTGCGACGATGCAGCCTGGCGGCGCCGGCCAGATCCCCGGCGCCCCGAGCCAGCGGGCGATCCAGATCGCGAACCAGATCGTGGCGCTCGGCAGCGCCTGGCGCATCCCGGTCAACCCGGTGACCCAGAAGGTCGCCGAGTTCCCGCTCGTCGGCCCGACCGCGGCGGCTCAGGCACAGGGCCAGGAGATGGGCGCGCTGCCGGGCAAGCTGCTGTTCGAGCAGCTCAAGCCGCAGCTCTTGCGCCAGGGCATGATCTCGGTCGATCCGGTCAATGGCACGATCAGGGGCAATCCCGGCAAGGTCGAGCTGACCGACGCCCAGGGCGGCAAGACGACCTATTTCCTCGGGTTTGGCCCAGACGGCAATTGGATGGTGCAGCCGATCGGCCAGACCGAGATCGGTCCCGGCGCCAAGGAGACGCTGACCGGCGTCGCCAAGACGACCGTCGAGCAGCGTGATCAGGTGATGAAGGATGCCGCTGCCGCAAGCGTGATGGGTGCGCAGCTCAGGCTGATCAGGGGCGAGGCGCCGACGTTCTACACCGGCACGTTCGCCGAATATCGGCACGATTGGGACAAGCTGCTGGTCTCGATGGGCCTCGACCCGACCGATCCGCGGGTCCAGGGCGTTGCCGGCTACGAGAGTGTCAACAAGCAGCTCGGCCAATTGGTGCGCGAGCAGGCGAAGGCGACATCGCAGCGTGCCGGCGTGCAGGAACTCAAGCTGGTCGGTCAGCAGATGCCGAGCGTCGAGATGTCGCCTCGAGGTCTCGACCGCACGCTCGCCGAGCTGCAGGGCCTCAACGATTACCGCATGGCGAAAATGCAGGCGATGTCGCAGTGGCAATCGCCGAGCGGCGTCAAGGGCGATACCGCCGGTTTCGAGGAAGCCTTCAACAAGCAGGTTTCGCCCTACGCGTTCATCGTTGGCCGGATGAGTCAGCAGGACCGGCAGGAGCTGTACCAGCGCATCGGCCAGACCCAGGCCGGCAGGGCCGAGCTGCAGCGCCTCGGACAGCAGATCGACTACCTGCATGCCCAGGGCCTGGCGCCAACGGATTAGCCGATGAGCACGCTCGACGACGCAAAAAGCGACCTCGACGCTTATCTGCAGAGCGATCCCACGGCGGCGACGCCGCCCGGCTATACGCCGCCGCCGACGATGGTGCCGGCCGGCCCGCTCGCCAATGCCAAGCAGGATCTCGAGGACGCGCTGAGTCGGCCGAGCCAGCCGCCGCCGCCGCCTGAGACCTGGCAGCAATGGGGCAGCGACGTCGCCGCGAATACCGGCGCCAGCGCCATCAAAGGCCTCGCCGCGTTGCCTGGTCTGCCGCACGCCGCGGGCCAGCTTGCCGACCTCGAGTGGGACCGCGAAATGCGGCTGCGCGGCACGCCCAGCCCGACAGCAGGCCAGCCTGGCTGGCTCGCTCGCCATACCTATTCCGGCGACGAACTGGCGAACATGTACCTCGACCCGATCGGCGCGAATTACACGCCAAAGACGCCGGCCGGCCGGCTCTATTCCGGCCTGGTCTCGGGCGCTGCCAGTGGCGTTGTCGGCGGTCCCGAGGGCGCCGCGGCTCGCATGCTGGCGGGCGGCACCTCTGGCCTGGCCGGCGAGGCCATGAACACCTACTACCCCGACGCGCCGCTGTGGCAGAAAATGCTCGTTGCCGGCGGCGCCGGCCTCGGCACCAACGCGCTGACCGCTGCCGGCGCCTATGGCGCAAAGCAATTGCCCGGCCTGCTCAGCTCGTCCAGGGAACAGGCCGAGCAGACCGTAGTGGATCGGCTCCGTGCCGCAGCGGGCGGCATGACCGGGCGCGATCTCGTCGATCTCGGTGATCGGCGCTGGCAGGATTGGACGACCTCGAGCCTGCCGACCGGCGCCGGCACGACGACGCTGACCGGCGAAGCGGGCCAGCCGCTCGGCCCGACCCTCGGCGACATCAGCGAGCTGCCTGGCATCCGCGGCATGGTCTACAAGGATCAGGTTGCGGCCGCGCGCGCTGATGACCCGATCTACGAGCAGCTCCGCAGCCAGGTCAACCAGGCGCAGCGCGGTGCCCTGGCCGGCGCGACGCCGGCCAATGCGCCGGCCCTTCTCGCCCAGGCCCAGGCCGACCGCGACGCCGCCATCAGGGCAATTCCGCCGGGCCTGTCGCGGCAGGATGCCGGCGAGGCATTCCGACAGGAGCTGCAGCGCATCTACGACGAGCGTCAGGCGACCAGGGACGCGGCCGGCGGCGCCTTTGACGCGCTGAAGGACAACCCCGCTCGCGTAAACCTGCAGCCGATCCGCGATTACGCGACGCAGATGGCATCGCAGAGCGCGGGCGATCTCGGCGCTGCCTATCAGGCGGCCGGCAGGCAGCTCACATCGGCGACCGGGATCACGCTTGACACCGCGGATTTTGCCAACAGCTCGCGCAAGGCCCTGGGCGACCTCGCGGCCAGCTATGGCAGAAGCGGCAACACGGAAGCGCAGCGTGCCGTCTTCGACATCAAGAACCGGCTTGACGATCACCTCGCCGATCAGGTTCCCGAGATCGGCGCCGCGGTCGCTGCATGGCGGCGGAATTCCGAGCCGCTCGATGTCTTCAAGGCGGCGCCTTTCGGCGCGGCGCTGAAGCGCGACCAGTACGACACGCGTTACCTGCAGAGCAATGACGCGGTCGCGAATGCTTTCCTGACCGGCACCGGCTCGGCCGATGCGCTCGATCGGCTGCATTCGGTCTTTGGCGATCCCGAGGCCTCGACCGCGGCCCTGCAGCGCTACATCGCCGGCCAGGTGCGCGACAACGCAATCAACCCGGACGGCTCGGTCAACCTCGCCGAGCTGAACAAGATCACCGGCAAGTACGGCGATGCGCTGATGCGCTTCCCGACGCTGCAGAGGCAATTCTCGACGGCCGAGGGCGCGCAGCGGGCGCTGACCCAGCAGCAGGCCTATCAGCAGCTCTACGATACCGTTGAGGGCGGTTCAACGTCGCTGGCGCCGAGGGGCCTCGGCCTGCAGAAAACCGATGCCCAGGGCGCCCAGATGCTGTCGGCCGATGCGGTTAATCGGCTGGTGACCAGGGAAGGCGGTCTGATCGACCAGGCCTACACGCCCGAGCAGGCCGCGGCGATCCGCCGGGTCAACGAAGAGCTGCAGAACATGGCGCAGACGCCGCAGAGCCGCGTTGCCGGCACTAGCGGCACTGCTCAGACCACGGCAGAGGCAAAGCCGCTCGGCGGCCATGGTCCGATGGCTGCACTCAGCAGCGCTGGCGGCCTAATGGGCGCGGCCGCCGGTAGCCTGCTGGCGCATTATTTTGGTTACCCTTGGGAAGCCGGCGCCGCTGCGGTCGGCACCGGAACAGGCGTCATCGGCGGCCTGGTCGGCAAGCTAAGGGAAGGTCGCAACAACGCGATCGCTCAGGTGCAACGCCAGGCGCTGACCGATCCGGCCTATGCCAGGAAGCTGCTGCTCAAATACAATCCCGATGGCATCAACACGCCCGCGACGATCGCAGCGATGCGCTACGTCGAAAGCAGGACGCCGTTGCTGACCAACCTGCGGCCCTTTACCGATGCCCAGGGCCGCCAGGCGCAGCAGCAGCAGAGCCAAGCGCCGGTAGGACCGACGCCGCAGCTCGCGCCGGGCTACAAGCTGATGCCGGCGCCTACAGCCACTCAATAGGCTGCTGCGAGCGCAGCCGCCTCTCGTTGCGACGACGCTCCTTGTCGTTGCGACGCTCGAGCCAGACCTCGGTTGGCTCCATGAGCCAGGTCAAGAATGGGATCACAATAAACAGCGCGAACGGAACGCTGAGGATCGCCATCACAAGCAGCATCAATAAAAAGTGCATCACAATCAGCCTTCATGTTGCTGATCCCCACATAGGCCCGCCGATGCTCGCTCGCAACCTGTTCGCCCTGGCGCTCTTGTCGCAGCTCGTTGCCTGCGAACCGATGACTGTGATCTCCTGGCATGTCTGCATCGCCCAGGCGCCGGCCGGAACCAGGGAGCCCGACCTGGCTGACGAACTGCGGGTCTGCCGGTAAGATGTAAATACGCCGGGAGCAGGCTGGCTGTCCCGGCGTGTCAAGGAGTTCCGATAACCCTTTGATCTTGTGCATTGTCCGCTGTTCTGAGGGGACAGGGCAATGCTGTTTTTACAGCGCGTTATCAACGGGTTATCAGGATTGGGCCGGGGCCTATTCCCCGGTTTTAACAACCGCCTCGTCGTCGTCTTCCGGCTCCCAGCCATCGGCGAAATCGTTCGCCGCCTGGAACCCGAAGCGCATCGCATTGGCGAGCTGGGTGTAGTAGCTCGGCATCGCCAGTGTGTCCCAACCGAAGACCGACTTCATCTGCCAGAGGTCCATCTTGCGGTAGGCGGCTTCGATCGCCGACAGCTTGCGGAACCCGTGCGCCGACCCGTCAACGACGCCCGCCTTGCCCAGCACCCGGCGGATCACCCATTTGCTGAATTCGTTGGCGGCGTCCTTGCGGTCGGTCCAGGGCCGGCCGTTCTTGTCGAGTAGCCAGGGCATCCCCGGCAGCGGCTGCACCGGCAGCGTCTTGAGGAAGTGATCCTCCAGGCTGCTGCGGAACGGCGGGTAGGCGTTGCCCTTGTTGGGATTGCGGATCTTCTGCCGGTGATAGGCGCAGACCCGGTTGCCGTCGCGGTCGGTCTTCACGTTCGCCGGCCCGAGCCGGATCACGTCGGCGCATGCCGGCCCGAGCTGGAACATCAGCTCGACCGCGGCGCGCTCGTAGGTGCCCGGCGCCCAGGTCCGCTGGCAAGCCTTCAGCTCGTCGGCGGTCAGCGGGCGCAGGCCGGCGTCTTCCGGCCGTTTCGGCACCTGCAGCAGCAGGGTCGGGTTGATGATCCGCTTGCCGTCCTTATCGCGGGTCGGGATCATCTTGCGCTCGTAGAGCCAGGCGTAGAACGGCCGGATCGCGGCGCGGAAATTGCGCGCCTTGCCGTGCGTGTTCTTGTAGCTGAGCAGCAGCCCTTCCAGGGCCTCGGCATCGATCTCGGCGATCGGCGCCTGGCCCCAGACATCGCTCGAGCCTGCCTCGACCGGCTCCTTGCACCAGCGGCGCAGGATGTCGGTCTTCATGCCGCGCGTGCTCTTGGCCGCGAATTGCCGGCTTTTGGTGAAATCGTCGGAAACCAGATAGGCCTCAACCGCGTGCCCGAGCGAGCCTGGCGCGGTTGGGGCCAACCTTTTTTTTCCGATCACCTTGCGGCCCGAATGCATCGCCTCGACATCGGCGGCGCTCGCCTTCAGCGCGTCGACCCGCGCGTCGTATTCGGCAATCCAGGCCGGTGAGCCGGCCTCGCCGAATTTGTGCAGGCTGCCCGAGCCGAAGCGCTGCTGGCCCTTGCCGCGAACGTAGTGGTATTCGGTGCTGCCCACGGTCGGGAGCTGCAGGTGCGGGAGATCCCGCCAGTTGGTGATCTCGGGGTAGTGCCGGCTCAGCTGAGCCGCTGCCGGATGCCCCGTTTCAATCTGCTGTTCCATGTCTCAACGTCCTTCTCGTCAGCGGCGATGTTGCCGTCGCCTACATATATCGTAAGCTTGCCCTCGCCATCAACCTCGACGCGCGCGACCGATTGTCCTGCGTTTTGAACGGCTTTAACAGCCGCCGTAATATCACGCTGCCGGAAATTCCTGGCTCGGTGTGCCACCGTTTTCCCCAATGTTTGCCGATGTTTGCCGCTGCTGCGCCATTGCCTCGAGCAGCAGATTGCCGGTCACCGTGTTGACCCGTTGCATATGCTCGCCGTCGATGACATGCCACTCGTTGTCCGTGGCGATCCCCGGCGGGAAGACCGCGACCGCCCGATCGGTGCCGTAGCGCAGCAGCAGGCCGACATGATCCTCCTTGGCCTTGCGCTCGGCATAGGCGAGCAGCCGGTCGTCGCGCAGCGCGTCGGTCCCAGGCGCGACCCAGGCGACAATGACCGGAATCATCGTCACCTCGCCGGTCTCGTTGTTCCTGGCCTTGACGGCGTCAGGGATGACGTCGAGCACCCAACCGGCATGGTCGGGCCTGGGGATGCCAGGCTCGCCCAGCAGCCAGCGGCAGCTCCACAGCGCGCAGCTCGCCGGGAACCCGGCCTGATGATAGATCCGGCAGCCGCGCGAATACTGCGCGCCGCATTTGGTGTTCGCCGCTTTGCCCAGCTCCCACACCGGCAGCAGCTTGCAGCACAGCGTGCAGGCGCCGCATTGCCTATGCATGGCCGGCCTTGTGCGTCGGCTGGCGGTAGATCACCTCCTCGGCATTGACCAACACCTGATCGCAGACGTAGCGGGTCACCTCCCTGGCCGCATGCAGCAGCGCGCGAGTGTCGTCGGCATCTGCCTGCCCGCGTTCCAGCTCGGCCCGCAGCCGCTCGGCGAGCATCTCGATCGGCGGCCCCGGCTCGTCCCAGTGCAGGCCTTTGATCCAGGAGGCGATGACGTAGTAGAGGTCGATATAGGCGCGCATTTCGACGGGTTCGCTCATGCTAATTCCCCCTGGGCCTGCAACTCGTCCTTGGTGACGCCGATCAGGCTGGCGCAGTAGGTCAACACGTCTTCCATCGATTGGTTGAAATCCGGTCGGCCCATGGCCTTGTACGATTGCGATTTAGCCGTCCAGACGCGCACCAGGGCCGGATGGTCGATGGTGACGATTGCGTAGTCATCCATCGGCCGCACAAAGGCCTGCAGGCGCATCGCCTCTTGCAGATCATGGCACGCGAACATGCGCTCGTCGCGCCAGCCGGTGCGGATCAACGCGAACTTGCGCAGATGCTCGCTGGTCGGGAAATCGTCGGTCGCCAGGCTCGACCAGGCTGCGTGCAGCGCCGCGAAATACGCCCGATGCCGAGCATAGCTGCGCTCGTGATGCGCCTCGAGCAGGTAACGCTGGTCGACGACATACTGGTGCGCTGCAGCATCGGGCCGCATCGGCATCATCGCCGATCCATTCCAGCGAAACCAAAGCGGCTCAGATGCCATAGCGCTTGTAGACTTTCGGCTTGCCGCCAACTGCTCGCATGGCTTGCTCGCGCGCGCGGCGGGCCTTGTTCACCTGCTGCCGGCGATCATCGAGGACGGACTGGATCTTGCGCCGGTCGGACAGCGTCAGCGTGAAGGCGATCGGCTTCACCGATCTGCCCTCGTCGAAATCGTGGACGAGAACGCAGGCGCGATGTGGCACCCGGTAATAGTAGCGGTATTCCCCTTTCCTGATCGAAACGCCTGCCGTGGTCACGCGCACGCGCCCGATCGGCAGGTCGAGCTGACGGTAGACCGTTTGGGCGATAGCGCAGTATTTCGGCGAATTGCAGACCGCTGTCGCAATATCGTCGCTAATCATCCGCAACGGTATCCGCCTCGGCAGCTCCATTCTCCCTGAGTTTTTGTTTGATCCGATCATGTGTTGGTCTCCTTCTCTTCAAGATCCGGTTAAACAGCTCGCGCTCGAAATCGGGGACCAGTTTGTCCCAAATAAAGGCCATGTCGGCCAAACTGCATTGCCACATGGCCGACTGGAACAGCTTGACGCCCCGATGCTCCAGATAGTCGATGTCGGGACGATAGAGGTCTTTCAATTCCACAGCGGTTTCGGTGGAGGATGCATCCTCCAGTGTTTTCTTGTGATTATTTACTGCCCTCGGCGAGACCCCGGCGATTTCGGCAATGCGCCGGTTAGGCAGATCCGGGTGCTCCTCGATCGCCCGGCGCACCCGTTCCTGCCGGCGGCGCACGCAGTCGCGATAGGGTTCGATGCAATCGTCGGCCACTTACCGCGGCACCGCAAAATACGCTTTGTCACCGAGGAGCATCTCCACGGCATCCCTAATCGGGTGGACCGTCGCCGATCCATCAGGGTCGATAATGATGAGATAGAGAGCAGGCTCCGGTTTTTTGGCCGGCGCCGGCTCGGCCGGCTTGGCTTCGTTGCTGATCGTTCTCAGCGTTTCCAATGCGGGCATGCTGACGGTCTCTCCCAGTTTGACGAAATGATGCTGTTGCTTCCGGCGTTTTTCCGCGTGCTCGGGGCAGCGCGCCTTACCGTTTTTGTAGATCGCCCAGCCCATCCTGCTGAACTTTTGAATGATCAGGATCGAAGCATCGGCTTCCATCGGCGTCTTGACCGTGCGGTTGCAGCCGGGCGTCGAGCATTCGACGATCGCGTGCTGCAGGAACTTGCCATCAGGCATCTGCAGCGACCGCAGCACATAGCCGCGCGGGCTATGGGCAAAGGTCTGCAGCGTGCTCATCAAAGCACCTCCAGGCTGCTCTCCATCATGTCGCGCAGCGCTGCCTTGGGGCTGATGCCGACCCGGCGCACAACGTCGTCCAGCTCGGCGGCGAACCGTTCGACCTCGTTGCTCAATTCGGCGATGTAATCCTCGTCGCGCCCGACCCTGACGACATGCAGCGGCATGCCGGGCCAGTAGCCGACAAAATCAATCCAGCCCCGGTTGCTGACCCAGAGGCCGCCCTGGAGCTGTGCCTTGTGCTCGGGCGGGTAGCCGCCCTGGCTCAAGAGGCCGACCATCAGCGGCGGGATCAGGGTCTTGATCTCGAGCAGCCCGCAGTCGCCGATCAGCCCATCGGGCGAATAGCCGGCGATTCCGTTCTTGATCAGCCCGACGAGCTGCGGCTCGATCAGATCGCCGCCGCACCTCACGCTTTCCAGATAGGCGTAGAGATCGCGCGCCTCGGCTTCCAGCTCTTTGCCCTGGCGCATGCGGGCATTGCTGTAGCGTTCCTGCGGCTCGCCGGTTATCCGCTCGGCCGCCAGGCGCATCAGGTAGCC